ATCAGATAGTAGAGGTAAGTTCGGCAGAGTATTAGGCGAACTTTGGATAAATTGTACAGAAGATGGACATGAGTTTGGTGGATGGACAAATATAAACAAGTGGATGTGTGAAAGTGGTTATGCTGTTGGTTATCATGGACAGAATAAAGATGATGTTGAAGGAGAACATTGGAAAAATCGTTTACTTCTAGCAGAACAAGGAGTTCATGAATTATTACAGCTGGATGACGATTAAATGGCTAAAAGAACAGCATACGGATTAGTACATGTAAAGAAATCCAAGGAAACACCGAAGCGGACTAGTATAGGTAAATCTAAAAATTCCAGACCAACAAATAAACATAAACGAAAGTGCTGGAAAGCGTATAGAGGACAAGGGAAGTGAATAAAAGAACCAGAGAGAAATTAGGTGATGGAAAAATTAATACTTCATTAGAAATGATTGAAAAACAAGAAGAAAAATTATGGGAGACTAATCCGATGGAAGCATTGAGATATGAGAAAATTGAAACAAGAAAGAAGTTGAATTGGTGGGCACGATTTTCGTTGTCCATGATTATAGTTATGACTTTTTTGTTTTTAGTATGGTTATTATTTTTCGGAGCATTACCGGCTGAGTCAAGGGACTTAATCAATATCATGGTTGGTGCATATGTGGCGGTGCTCGCGAAGGCAACGGATTATTGGTTTAAAGATAAAGATGATCCAGAACAAAAAGAATCAGCAGATATACAAGGAACCTAATTATGGCATATTCAGATAAGGTAATAGAGCATTATGAGAAACCGAGAAATGTTGGTAGTATGGATAGTGGGAGTAATAGGGTCGGTACTGGTCTTGTGGGTGCTCCAGAGTGTGGGGATGTTATGAAACTTCAAATAGAGGTAGATGAAAATGAAAAAATTGTCGATGCCAAATTTAAAACTTTTGGTTGCGGATCTGCAATTGCGAGTTCTTCATTGGCAACTGAATGGGTTAAGGGCAAGTCATTGGATGAAGCACACTCAATTCAAAATACAGTCATCGTTAAAGAACTTTCTCTTCCCCCTGTCAAGATACATTGCTCTGTATTGGCGGAAGATGCTATTAAGGGAGCAATCGCAGATTATAGGAACAAAAACGGAATTACCGTGTGAATAAAAAAAAGAATATGCTTAATATTAATGATAGAGCAGCATTTAATGAAAGAATAACTCATTTGGTAAATGTCTCTAAAAATATGAATTATTTAGATGCTATTTTATGTTATTGTGAAGAGAATAATCTTGAAGCAGAAACAATTAAGGCCTTACTTAGTGCTGAAAATAAAGAACGACTTAGAGATGATGCAGAAAAATTGAATTTCTTTCCTAAGACATCCAAACTTCCGATTTAATGAAAAAGAAAGATAGACAACTTTACGATTCGTGGAAATATAAAAAAGGAAATCTTATGGAGTTTAATAATCCAATTTTTCAGACACTATTGGGTCTTGTCATCTTCTATATTGGTCTAAAGATGTTCAGCGGTGGAATGAAGACAATGGGCAAATTAGAACACCTTGAGGTTTTTCTTGGAAACCCTTACTGGATGTTCTCTGGAGCAATTGTATGTACCCTCCTTTGGCAATCTTCCTCACTTTCTACCACAGCTATCATCGGACTTGTTGCATCTGGTGCTTTACCTTTACCATCAGCGATTGCAGCCGTATTGGGAGCCAACATTGGTACTACTGGAACTATCTGGCTGGCTGGTATTCTGGTCAGCGACGGAATGCCCGTAGGAATCACCAAACAAATTGCGATGGTACATACAGGAGTGAATGCTCTTATGGCGATTGCCTTACTTCCCTTTGTCCAACCTATAGCAAGATTTATATCTAAATTTTAATTATGTTAAGGGGTTTTGATGTATATAAAACTTATCTTGCACTAAAAAGACACTTTAATTCAGATAGATACAATTATTTTAATTATTCTTTTAAGAATAGAGGTGTTTCTGCAAGATATACTACTTATCAAAATAGAAATGATAAGTATTTTTTTGAAAATCTCGCCAAAGAATTAAGAAAACATGAAGAAGTTGAAGGATTTTTGGTTTCCAATTTTGTTTATAATTCTGATATGTGGGTTGGAGAAATGTATGGTGATGACGCGAAAAGAACTCATAATAAATGGAAGAATAAAATTGAATCATTAACATATCAATTTACTCAAGATATAAATGAGTTAAGATCTCTAATTGAGAATTTTAACAATAGAGAATTGGGATTACAGTTGGGATTTAATAGAATATTTACTGTTGAAGAAGGACAACACCCAATTTTATTAGAAGAGATATTAGGAAAAAGAATCAATATAGAATCAGCAATTATAATGGATAAAATTTTACAATTTACAGATTTTTGGAATAAAGGTATTTTAGATAAAGTAGTTTGGCCAGATGTTTATCGTCTGATGATTAAATATGAACCTTTTCTAAAAATAGATGATATTTCTAAATTCAAAAAAATAATGAAGGGGGGGCTTGACATGGGATGATAAATAGTGTATAATAGTATGTATAGTGCGAATCAGATGAAATATAATGTTAACCATAAAAATATAAGGATATAAGATGTCACAATCATTTTCTGATCTAAAAAAGTCACGTCAAAAGTCAATTGACAAAATCAATAAAAAACTACAAGAACAAGCAGATAGTTCAAAGGGTTTCGCGGAAGACACTCGTATGTGGAAAGCGGAACTTGATAAATCTGGTAATGGATATGCTGTTACCCGGTTTCTCCCAGCACCAACAGGAGAAGATCTGCCGTGGGCAAAAACTTGGAATCATGGATTTCAAGGTGTTGGTGGATGGTACATTGAGGAATGTCCAACTACTATTGGAAAAAAGTGTCCAGTATGTGAATATAATTCCTCACTTTGGAATTCTGGAATTGAGGCAAATAAGGAAATCGCTCGCAAACAAAAGCGGCGTCTTGTTTATATGTCAAATATTTTAGTTCTCAAAGATCCCGCCAATCCTCAAAATGAGGGAGAACTTAAACTTTTCAAATATGGTAAGAAGATTTTTGATAAAATCAATGATCAAATGAATCCACAATTTGAAGATGAAAATCCTATTAATCCTTTTGATCTTTGGGAAGGAGCGAACTTTCGTTTGAAGATTCGTAAGGTAGATGGATTTAATAATTTTGATAAATCCGAGTTTGATTCAGTTTCACCATTGTTTGAAGGTGCGGATGAAAAACTAGAAGAACTTTGGAAGAAAGAATTTCCACTTTCTGAATTTACAGCTGATAATAGATTTAAGGAATTTTCTGAATTGAAGTCCAGACTTGATAGAGTTCTTGGTGCACAATCAGAATCAGTTGTTCCAGTAAGTGAACCTCCCTTTGATGGTGGTAAACCTATGACCACTCCACACGTAGAACCTGTTGTTGAAAGTGTTACAACAGCTGAAGATGAAAATGATGAATCATTGACGTATTTTCAGAAATTAGCTGAAACCGCGGCATAATTTATATTAACTAGCGGGCGAAAGTCCGTTAGTTAACTCTTATACAGCTGGTGACCATCTGTCAGTAGCGAAATTTGATGTGTGACTGATAAAGTTCTGAATAGAAGTGTTATCTGTCTGATGTGAAGAGTTATCCACAGTTGGGCCAATAGAAACTACACCACTTCCTCCAGCAGGCCCATTTTCCCCCGTCCATAAATTCTTGCTCAGTGTTTTTTCAAGGTCAATTGTACTTACAAGTTTTTCTGATCGATTTGTATTTGCAGCATCATTAATTAGCACATCTGATTGAACTCCTCTTAGATTTTTCATAGATTCTCTAAATGCTTTGGCTCCTGCTCCACTCCCTGTCCGCCATTCTTCATCTTTATTGATACTTTCTTGAATTACATTATTTAATGCTTCGAACACATCTTTACGGTAAACATGGTCAGTTAACAGTCTTGGATCAACAATATTCATTCCATCATCAATGATACCATATTTTTCCAGTAAATCTAATGCTTGTCTTCCAGCTACATCTCCAGGGTTAAAATTATCTATTAAATTACTACGTAAATCTTGCATGAGGTTTTCTCTATTAGTATCTACCCCAGGAATCCCCAAAAACGTTCCCTTATCATCTATTGTTCTTGCTTTTGTGAGCTTTTCTATTTCTTCATGTGTTTCAAATAATTCAGTATTAAATTCCCTTAACCTGTTTTGAGCTTCTTTCTGTATTTTAATTCCTTCACCCTTGTTCCTATATTCATCATCAACCATTTCTTGCCATTGTTTTGCATGTTCCATTCTTGATTCAAGAAGCTCTTTCTCTTTCGCTTTGATCTGCATTTGAATTAATATTAGACTTCCTTCGGTTTCTTTTCCAGATTTTATTCTATCTCTTAATTCCTTTAATTCAGTATTTAATTGAACTTGTTTCTCATCTTCCCATTCCATCCGCGCGGCTTCCCAAGTCTTTTCCAACCAAGTTGCGAGAAAATTTGTACCCATTGTGATCTTCGCTTCTCCTAAAGCTGCACCAAGACCCATAAAAGCACTTCCCAAAATAAATCCAACTAGGGCACCAGGCAAGCCCCCAAACACAAGTCCTCCTACAGCTCCAATTGCTCCTCCCGCCAAACCTTTTTTCGCCGCCTCTAAGAAGGAAGCGCCATTTTCTGTCCCACCACCAAGAAGTCTAGATATCATTGCGCCCCATTCAGTATTTGCTCCCATTTTTTTCGATTCTTTACCCCATTCTAATACAAATAGATCTACAATTTCTTTATTAAAGAGTAAACTGGCCACCAGACCCATAATACCAATACCCCCCGCAAATTTTAAAGCAGCTATTGCTACAGTTCCCAGGCCCTTTAAAATCCATGCACCAATATCAACAATGCCTCCAAAAAGACCACCAAAAAAATCTTTCATGCTGAATTTGGATTTGTCATCATCATCTACTTTTTCTGGTCCTTCTTCTCTCTCTGTTTCTATTAGTTTTAATGTATCTTTTTTCTCTGTAATAAGTAGAGGAACTTTAAATAATTTTTCTAAATTACTTTGCCATAATGGAACTCTTGTACCACCTATACCAATCGCAGTTGCTACTTTTTGTGCTGTTCCGTGTTCTTCTCCTTCTTGTGTTATAACAGGTAAAGGTACATTATATAATTTATCTAAATTAGGTCCCCTTTCAGCAATTCTAGTTGGTTCTTGTGCTGTATCTCTTCCTCCCCCAAAAGGATCAGTAATGGCATCATATATACTAGCTTGTGCAAATGTTGGTAATGGAGAAAGAGCAGAAGATACAATGGCGTGACCATATCCCCTTAACATTCTTTCCATTCTTTTAGCGGTCGCATCTTCTAAAACATCAAAAAATTCTCCGATTCCAGTTGCTCGTCCTAGTCTAAGTTCTGTTGTACCAAATTGTCCTGGTTTTCTTCCTCCAGATGGTTTCGGTGCTTGTGCCATTAACGTCTTTCTGCTTCTCTTTGTTTAGCTTCAGTTTCTTGTTCTTGTATCCAATTTTTTAATAATTCAATATAAATTTGTCTTTCCCAAGGAATCATCTCATTTAACTCAGTTAAAGAGTATTTATGATGTTGTACTAATGCGAAATTAGTCAAATAATGAGACTCTAAAGAATCATGAGAAAGTGTTATTCTAAAAAATCCTGCAAACCCCTGAGACTTACAGTTTCTTCTCCACCACATTTTTCACAAGTATAATTTATGTCATGTTGTATTGCAGGTTGAGTTCGATAAAAGTTTTGAATTTTAAGCATTTGTTGTTGATTAAATTGTTCAAAAAATTCTATTACTTCTTCTTGTGTAAAATCTTTTGTTTCATGTAAAGTTTCTTCATCTTTAATAAACTCTATTCCTGAGGATAGAAAGGCTAAAATACCTTCAACATCTTCAGTATCTTTGATTTTATTTGCAGTTTCTATATTTGGATATTTTAGAAATATGGTAATCTTATCATTTATTTTAATTTCCTTATTATGTGATTCATCATATACCATTTCAACTTCTTTTAGATCCACGTTTACATTTGATACATGATCACATTCTTCATCATTTTTATTTTTTCCGTCTCTGTGTTTAAATTTTAAATTTAATTGATCTCCAACAGAATGTATTCTTAATTGTAAAAATATCCATTCTAAATCGAATAAAGGAACTGTATCAACATTAAATTCTTGTTGTGAACAATTGTTTATAATTTGTTTAATTGCAACCACTTGTTCTTCTAAATTTTCCCCTTGCATTGCCATCATTAGTATTTTTTCTTCTTTTACTAAAAATGGTCTAAATGTAAGTTTTTTATTTTTTGAAGAAGGTTGAGTAGTGCTAAATGTTGCAATATCAATCTTGGGTAAACTCATAATATCTCCTAATTATATAATTATTATTTTATGTATCAAACCTGCCCACGCATCATTCTCCACCGGGAATAAGCCATCACGACCTGTAATTTCATTATGTCCTGAGAACCGTAAGTTAATGTGATAGGATTAATTTGTTTGGGAAAAGCTTCCATTATTTCTACATGATAATCATCTATAGTTGTTACTGCGGGATTTTCCACGTTACTAGATAAATTTGTTGCAAGTTTTTTTATACCAAAACTTCCACAATACTGTTCTGGATATTGCAATACGTTTTGCATCATTTTACCTTCTACATTCGCACCAGTGAGAGCAAAGATGTCATCCATCCACATATCAAAAACTTTTTTAATAAACATATCATCTGTTAGTATGAAAGATAAAGTCAATGTTGGATTAAAATTATTAGAGTGGACATATGATCTAGATATACTACCTGTTCTAACTTCCTGTGTCGCCAAATTTCTTCCTGGTAAACTTGTAGCATCACACATAAATTTAAAATCTCGTATATCATATCCAAGCTTTTTTGCAATTCCATTCGGAGCAACACCATATGGACCTGTAAGTAGATATTTGTTTGCCTTTGCGGGCCCTTTATGTTTGTTTATCGCTGCGATAAAATGTTCTGATTGTTTAAATCCTGCTGGCATTATATTATCCTTTTTGAATCTTCCCAGACCTTTTCTTTTCTGGTATTAAAACGTTCTATTGGTAAAAATATTGCAAATTTTAATTGTTCAATTCCTTCTATTACCATACCATTTGCTCCTTGAACATGACTTGTTAAATATTTTTTAATGCATGGTCGAGTCACTTTATTTCTTTTTAATGTATTCCAATTAATCACATTTCCAAATGCGACGGCATCTAATAGTCTTGCTCTATGTTGATACGGCAAATAATGAAAATTTAATCCTATAAATCCATCAACTTCTTTACTTATGATCATTGATAGGGGAAATCTGTCATAATATGGTAATGTTTTTTCATGTTTTGCTTTATATGAGAATAATGTTAATCTAGCTTTGGTCATTCTTCTTTTTTGTACCAAATTAGACCCTTTCATAAATTCATCAGCAGACATACTAGAGTCATCTAATTTAACATTTAAATTTCTTCTAAAATTTCTAATTTTATTTTGTAACCATTGAGCAGATTTTATATTTTCTTGTGGAATTTGTTTTCTTTTTACCACATCTTGTAATATATCTATTAAATTTCCGCTATTTTTCGGTGTTTCCGCCATTTTTCCTTTTTTTTCTGATTCCTAAGTCAAATTCATCTTGAATTATGAAATGCCATCCTCTATTTTTACAAAATTCATCCGCGGCTTTCCATTTCGCCTTATTTACGCCCCATTTTTTGGCTTCCCTGATGAATTTTCTCGATTTTTCCTTCATTTTAGGCGGTTTTGTCTCTTTGTTAGGCTTGACTTCAATAATCACGACCTTTTTATTCGCAAATTTGACCCAAAAATCCGGAAAATATCGGTGAATTTTTCTATCAATTGGTGATCTATACGGAATAATGACTTCTTCAGACGCCCATTGTTCCACTTGAGAACTTAAATCCAATTTTTCCATCACTTTTCTTTCCCAACCAGACCTATAAATAATCTTTGTGGGATTACCCTTATATTTATTAGGATTCTTTGGTTTGTATTTTCCTTTGTATGCCATATAAATAGAAATGAATAGTTTTTAAGATACATTTATATTTAGAAAGAAAAGCAAAATGTCAGATCCAAATTTGATGAATAACACCGCTGGAAATGTTGCATCAGGCGGAGGAGGCCCCGCAAATCGATATTCAGTATTAAAATATCCATTAACTTTGGGAGAAGTTCATACAGATACTCAAAATTTTGTATTATTTCATGCGAAGCCGGGAGGACCTGCAAAACGCGGTCGGTCTGGCGGCGGGGACGAAACGTCAGACATAGCATTACATATCCCACCTGGATCAATGAAAACTAAATTTACAGGAAATTTTACACCCCTAACAGGTGGTGCAATTTATGAAGCTTCCGGACATACTATGGCAGCTGGTATGACAGGTGGTGCTATTGCGTCTACATTAGCAAAAAGGTATAAAGGTGTCGCCGCAATAGTTGGTGTTTTGGCGGGAATAGG